GTACCGGAATGTCTGAATTGGTACGGATGATTGAAAAACGTATAGCGAGGAGCGATAATGTCTGAAGATAACGCCGAAACACTAATTAACCCTAACAACCAAGTAGAGCAGCCAGAAGGTTTTACAGAAGCCCCAATACCACTGCACGATGCGCCGTCAGATGAACCGCAGTTTACGACGGACACAAAGGACCAAGATCCATTGGAGCGGCCGGATTATTATCCGGAGAAGTTCTGGGATGAAAACGGCCCGGACATTGAGAAGCTGGCAAAGTCATACAATGAGCTGCAAAAGCAGTTTAGCCAAGGCAAGCACAAAGCTCCGGATGAATACGATATTGCCGAGTTTACTCAAAATGGATTGGCAGAAGATGACGAGCTGCTCGGAGTATTCAAGGAATGGTCAAAAGAACACGGCGTAAGCCAAGCCGCTTTCGATCAGATTGTTGGCCGCTTTGCCGATATGGCGCAAGAATACGGTGAGGCCGAAGATGTTGATATGCGGGCCGAGATGGAAAAGCTCGGAGAGCGTGGTCAGGAAAAGATCCAGATGACGGAGCGTTTGCTGATGAAAGCACCCCTTAATCCTAGTGAGCGCGAGGCTCTTGCCTACAGCTTGAACAATGCTGATGCTATTAATGCTTTCCTCAAATATCACCAAGCCTTAACTAACGAAGGTATCCCGATCAGCTCAGTTGTGAACGAGACTGTAATGAGCCGGACAGACCTAGAAGCGGCCATTGCCGATCCACGTTGGCAGACAGATCCAGCCTATCGCCAAAAGATCGAACAACAATGGATGCAATCGAACGGCTAGATATAGTTGCATTATAGTTAAAAACCAGCTATATATTGGGTGATGGATAACCGTTTGCGCGGCCCGTCTATGTAGTGATGTCTACTGGTGGCGCGGCCACGCCGCGCAAGCGACCGCCCGATACTGGATAACGGTTGCGTCTTAGTGATAATCTTTTGTCGAAAGGATCTCTGCTATGGCGCAGAATGTAACCTCCGCTTTCGTCACCCTCTTTGAGAGTGAAGTAAAGCAGGCCTATCAGGCCGAGGCAATGCTCCGCGGTACAGTACGTACCCGGACAGGCGTTCAAGGCAATACCGTTAAATTCCCTAAAATCGGGAAAGGCGTTGCTACTGTACGTGTGCCTCAATCAGACGTAACTCCGCTGAACGTAACGTACAGCCAAGTTACCGCAACTATGACCGACTATATTGCTGCTGAATACAGCGACATTTTCCACCAATCGCATATCAATTTTGATGAGCGCCGTGAGCTGGTTGAAGTCGTTGCCAAGTCAATCGCACGTCGTTCAGACCAAATCATCATCGACGCATTGAACGCTGCATCTGGCGCAAGCACAGTTGCAACGACAGTCGGCGGTGCTGGCACGAATATGAACATTGAGAAACTTCGCGCTGCTGCAAAAGCACTGAACGAAAACAATGTCCCATCTGAAGGCCGGTATCTCTTGATCCACGCATCTCAGTTGGATTCGCTGCTCGGTGAAACGGAAGTAACCTCATCGGATTTCGCAACGGTCAAAGCATTGGCTCGCGGCGAAATCAACTCATTCATGGGCTTTAACTTTGTTACCATGGGTGACCGCGACGAGGGTGGCCTTCCGAAACCTTCAACCCGCACTTGCTTTGCCTGGCACAAAGATAGCGTAGGCTACGCTGAAAGCATGGCTCAGAAAACCGAAGTTAACTACATTCCAGAGAAAACTTCGTTCCTCGTGAGCTCAATGTTCTCAGCCGGTGGCGTGTCTATCGACGACGAAGGCATTGTTCAAATCTCGTGCACAGAGTAAGGAGACTGAATAATGGCTTTTAGTTCGACAGGTTTTGCAACCATTGGAGCAAGCAAGCGCGGCAATGCCCCGTCTGTTTACTCTTACGCAACGGCAGACGCCATTGGTGACGTGAACACGTCTGGTTATTTCAACACTTTGAGCGACACGCTCGAAGTTGGCGATCTAATCATCGTTCGTTCGAGCACCGGTGGTACGCAAGCGCTCTCGCTTGTTTATGTAGCTTCTAACGCAAGCGGTGTGGTCGATGTGACCGACGGCTTGACTGTTACAGCAACAGACACCGATTAATCGTGTGGTGGGGTCGGCTAAGGATTGGGCTTTTCCCGGTCGACGAATCAGCCGGCCCCATTATTCAAGGAGAGTGTGATGGCGAGCGGTGATACCGATCTTTCAATTTGCAGTGATGCACTAATTATGCTGGGGGCCTCGCCCCTTTCGTCGTTTGAAGAAGGTACTAGCGCAGCGCAGGCTTGCGACAGACTATATCCAGACCTTCGAGACAGTCTTATTGCCCGGTATCCTTGGAGCTGGTCTTTCAAAAAAATACAGTTAACTCGGCTGGTAACGGGCCCGCTTAATGAATGGGATTACGCCTATCGTCTGCCCGGCGATATGTTGTCTGGCGTTCACGCGGTGTTTGCCAGCAGCGGAACGAATGAAAATCCTACTCGGTATGGGTGGGAAATCTACGGCGAGGATCTCTATACGAACCTAGAGACGGTTTATATCGATTATCAGGCGACAGTAGCCGAGACCAAGATGCCGGAATACTTTGTTATATTATTACGCACAGCCATGGCTGCCGAGCTGGCTATGGTTATTACGGACCAAATCACCAAATCAGACTATTACCGAGGCTTGGCATACGGAACGCCCGGCGAGAACGGTAGGGGCGGACTGATGCGGGAAGCTATGAATATCGACAGCCGCGGTAAATCACCGCAAATTATCGAGGACTATGCTCTTATTGACGTGAGGGGCTAATGACACGGATCGTCCAGTTTCAGACTAATTTCAGCTCGGGCGAGATTGATCCTCTATTGCGGGCCAGAACAGACCTACAGCAGTATTCAAACGCCATGGAGACAGCGACGAATGTCTTGGTGCAACCACAAGGCGGGGTGCGCCGGCGGGATGGATTAAAGCTGATATATGATTTTGCAAACAGCTACAGCGTTTTCAAGTTAATACCTTTTCAATTCAGCACCGATGTTAGATATATTCTTGTCGCAGTTCCGGGGTATATATTTGTATTCCGTGATGGTGTTTACAAAACATTTTTTGCGGTTTCTAATCTAACAGCAGTGACTATTCCGGCTATGCGCTACACGCAAGCCCTTGATAGTCTGATCTTGGTGCAAGAAGATTTCAAGCCTTACTTAATTGTTCGCAATAGCGATACGAGCTGGTCTGTTTCTCAGATCGATACGACGCAACCTAAGTATGGGTACAGCGTTACCAGCACAGTTGGATCATCCGTCGGAACACATGGTGTTATTGAGGTCACCGCTGCAAGTGGCAATTTTCTGTTTATTGCTAAAGTGTCGTCCGGTGGCGCAAACGCAAATATCTTTACCAGCGCTCCGTCAGTCTATGAAGGCCAGTATATTGACGTATACCCGCTCGGCCGGCTGCGTATTATCAGAAAGCAAACAGATTATTCACTGAAGGTCTACGCAGAAGCTCCCCTGTTTAACACAGACGAGATTGCGCCGGGTGATTGGTCTCTTGAAACCGGCTACGAAGATACGTGGAGCGCGACGCGAGGATGGCCGCGGACCGCAGAGTTCCATGAAAACCGTCTTTATTTTGGTGGCAGCAAGTCTCGGCCAAACACTGTGTGGGGCAGCCGGATTGGTGACTTCTATAACTTCAGCCCCGGCACCGGCCTAGATGATGAAGGCATTGAGGCGACAATTAACACGTCGCAGCTCAACAGTATTATCGAGCTTAATAGTGGTCCGGATCTCCATATCTTTACAACGGGTGGTGAGTTTATTCTCGATCAGGCCCCAGGCGAGCCGGTCACCCCGTCTAATATCATGGTCAAGAACCAGAGCCGTTACGGTATTCGAGAAAACGTGCCGATTGCAAACATTGGTGGATCAACCTTGTTCGTGCAGCGTAGCGGTAAGTCTCTTATGAGCTTTGAGTTCAGTGACACAACAGCAAGCTATCAGGCGACCCCGATTAGTATTCTCAGCTCGCATTTAGTCAATACGCCGGTCGATATGGCCGTTCGTCATTCGACTTCAACCGACGAAACAGACCGAGTATATCTGGTTAACAGCGACGGTACGATGACAGTGTATTCGATCTTGTCGCAGCAAAACGTCATTGCGGCCAGCAAGTTTACAACAAGTAACGGTTCTGGATCCGGCAACGGCAGTTTCAAAGCGGTTGCAGTAGATCTCACTGATACGTATGTCCTTGTCACCCGGGTCGAGGGCGGCATAACTAAATACAGTTTAGAGAAGTTCGACGAGGATATTCTTGTCGATTGCGCATATACCGGCGGAGCTGCAAGCGGCGTTACGGCTGGTAGGCTTGAGGGATCTACAGTTGAGATTATTCGAGACGGGATCGTAGAGCCGACGCAAACAGTTCCGTCAGGTGGTGCTATCACGTTCGTATCGCCAGCAACAACGTCGTATCAGGTTGGTTTAGGTTTTGATGTCGAGATCAAGACTATGCCGGCTGAACCGCGCCTTGCCCAAGGTACGGTACAAGGTGTTCAAAAGCGGATTATCCAAGCAGATATCTTGGTAGATAATACACAAAATATGGTAATTAATTCTCAGGAAGTACCGTTCCGGGCATTTGGCGTGGCTGTATTGGATGAGGCAGTTGAGGAGTTTACAGGTTTGAAAACCGTCCACGGACTGCTAGGATATGCAAAAGACGGCCAGATCACTATCACGCAGTCTGCGCCGCTTAAAATGAATTTGCTGGGCATTGAGTACCGGCTGAGTGTAGGAGACTAAAAATGGTTCAGTTTGCTTTTGCCGCTACGGTTGCTATGGGTCAGTTGTATTCTGGCCGGCAACAACAAGCGATGTATCGAGCGCAAGCAGCGCAAGCCAAATTGCAAGGGCGTAGTGAAGCTATCAGGCATAAATTAGAAGC